CACCAAGGTGTATAACTATGGTGTTGAATCAAAGGCTCCTGTGTTTTCGGATCAAACTGTAGTAGATGCATATCGTAAGGTCAATGGCTTCATGGTTGCAGTAACTTGGCACAATGATGATATCCTTGTGTCAACTACTGGTTCTACTGATAGTGACTATGTTACTATGGCTAAGGAGTTGATTCGTCCTCACTTGTCACGATTCCGTGGTGTATGCGAAAAGCATTCTACCTATACTTTTATGTTTGAATGTGTACATCGCAACGATCCTCACATCATTCCTGAAATTGAAGGTATGTATTACCTGGGTCATCGCCGGAAAGTTTGGGGTAGCCCTGTAGAAGTAGACATGAACATGGCATCGATGTTTGGTTGCTATGGCACTGAACATTTGTGTGTTTCTATGGGTGAACTAAAAGAGTTAGTAAAGAGTGTGCGCCATGAAGGATTTGTGTTCTATGCAATGGGAGGAATCTCATCAAAGATCAAGAGTCCTTGGTATTTGACCAACAAGTGGGTCGCACGTAATCCTCGCACTGACAAGTTGGTGAACATGCAGAATGACATTAAGAAGAATTTGGACGAAGAGTATTATCCACTGGTAGATGCAATTCGTGCAAACATTGATGAGTATACTGCTATGGATGAACAAGCACGCCTAGCGTGGGTGCGTAACTATATGGAGGCATGATATGAAAGATGAAAGTCATCTGCCAATAAGTGAGCAAAGTTTAGTTTTTCGCCTACGCAAACGTGCAGAGATTCGCAGGAATAACACCGAGCGACTTTCTGTACAAGAAGGCAAACCTGATCGTATTGCTGACTTGCTTGAAGAAGCAGCCAATGAAATTGAAAAATTGACTAATAAATAGTCAATGATTAGATTCTATTATTATAAAGGCGTAAGTCCAGATAATCAAAAAGAGAAGGTTGCAAGATATGTTTGCACCCGACTTAGAGATTATTTGGACTTACCTGATGTAATAGAAATCGAATTCATTCAATTAGGTCCTAGTAATTACGGCGAGACTGTGATAGATTTTAGATATCCCAACAGGATGCGTATCAATTTGGATCTGTCGTTAAATGATATTGTCATTCCACTAGTACATGAATTGTTACACTTAGAACAAGTCTGTCAGGGAAGGTTGACAAATAATCGATTTGGGGATATACTGTGGGAAAATACAGTATATAAAGTCAAGAAAAGTATGCCCTATCGTGACTATATAGCACTTCCTTGGGAAGAGGATGTTGCAAAAAAGCAACAAAAAGTGCTTAAAATTCTCTTGCAAAATCAATAACTTACAGAGCCTAAAAAGGCTTGACATTTAATGGGTTTGGGCATATAATACATGCATGAACTCGAAAAACACCCGCAAGCGCCGATCAGATCGTAATCAAGCAATCTATATGCTTGAGAACACTATCACGGGTGAACAATATATCGGACTGACAGTGGTATCGTATCGCGGTAATGCCGAGCGTACTATCCAGCGTAGGTTCTTGAAGCATGTTCAACGTGCTAAGACTGAGAACAAGAATTGGGGCTTGTCTCGCAACATTCGCAAGTATGGTGCCGAGGCGTTTCTAGTTTTGCTGGTCGATATTGTGCGTGGTAAGGCAGAGGCTCACAAAGTTGAGACTGCATTGATCAACGAACTGCAACCCGCACTTAACACATTTGGGGTTGACAAATAATACCAAATAGTCTATGATGTAATTACAGTAAAGAAAAGGAGCAGAAAATGAGAAAAGGTGAAATGCTAGGCAAGATGTTAGTACTTGCTACTAACGCACATGCAGGTCAGTTTGACCGAGGTGGCAATCCCTACATTCTGCATCCTCTTAAGGTTATGCACTACCTCAAGACTGATGATGAGGAACTGATGTGCATGGCTCTTGGGCATGACGTTGTTGAGGACACTAGTGTCACTTTCAAGGACTTGCGTGAAGCAGGTATGAGCGAAAGGGTTATCGAAGGCATTCGTTCATTGACTAAGATGCCCGGGCAGACCTACGATGAGTACAAGGAAGTGGTGTTTGCTAATAAAGATGCTATGCGTGTTAAGATGGCAGATTTGCGACACAACACTGATGTTCGCCGCCTCAAGGGTGTTTCTGAAAAGGACATTGCTAGAATGGCAAAGTACCATCAGTTTTTTATGGAAATCAAAGCAAGGTTAGAGGTAAAGTAATATTACCGTTTAACTTGCACAACACACCATTAGGCATTATAGTGTGTAATATGTTAGGAGATTACAATGTACGTTTATGATTTGAATGAAGCATTTGATCACAAGATTTCAGGTGGTGATAACTATCTATGGGATTGTTGGGAAAATGCACGATTCTTAGAATACCGCAGTGACTATGCTTATGTCAGTGCGGTATTCAACACCGAAACGCAAGAGGTTTATGAGGTCAATGTCTCTGTAGATACAGACACTTGGGATCCTGATATCAGACCCTATCGCTGGCTGAATCCTGAATATAAGCAAGACTATTTGGATGAAGCAGAATCACGCAACATCGATCCAGAACAGGCGTGGGATGATATTAAGTGGATTGATTTGGAATCAGCAGATGACTTTTTAGAAAAGGCATTAGCCATCTTTAATGGTGATGATAGTTTTGACAAGCGTATTCAAGTACCGTTGGATTTGAATGAAGATGAAATTTTAAAGATTGCGCTTATGGCACATAAGCGTGATATTACACTTAATAAAATGGTAGAAGAAATTATTCAACTAGCCATTGATAAACACAAGGAAGATAATGAATGATACACTCAGTGGAATCTTTCAATGGATAAAAGAGGATTTAAAGAGTAACCATGTTAGGTTCACCCTTGAAGTTGTGGCATGGGCTCTTAGTATTGGTTGTTCTCTTATTATGGCCCTTACTGTTCCTAATCCTCCTCTGCTTTTACTTTATCCTCTTTGGATTACTGGCTGTGCTATCTACTCCTGGGCCGCTTATACTCGCCGTAGTTTTGGTATGCTTGCTAATTATGTTCTTTTAACTACCATTGATACAGTAGGACTAATAAGGTTGCTAACATGAAACGTTGGATACTAGAAGTAAAAGAGGATCCTGATACCGGAGACAGTATCCTAGAATTTCCACCAGATTTATTAGAAGAAACTGGTTGGAAAGAAGGTGATGAACTTATTTGGACTGACAATAAAGACGGGAGTTTTACTTTGACTAAGAAGCCGAAAACCCAGTGGGTACTAGTCGAAGCAGTTTCATTGTTTCGACTACAATACATGGTAGAAGTACCTGTTGGTACTGATGACTATGGCAATGACAAGGCAAAGTGGGCACTTGATACTGTTACATGTGAAGAAGCAAAAGAATTCTATCAGGAACATATTGGTGAAAACATTGTCAGTCATCGTGTAGTAACACAAGATGAAGCACTAGAGATGTTTCGTAAAGAAAATCCCACATTCAGTGGATGGTCTGATGACCTTATTATGAAAAATCATTTCACAACTTGGAAAGAGCAGAATGAATCAAATTGATGTTAAGGGTCCAACAGCCGATTGGACTGATAGTGAATGGAATACATTTCGTGATTGGCTAAAGGATATGTTGAAGGTAGGTCCTGCAACAGTAACCTTTACTAAGAAAGATGGCACAGAACGTGTTATGAAATGTACATTGAATCCTGAACAACTACCTAAAGTAGAAGTAAAGGAAGATAAGGAACCTCGAAAGCAGAAAACAGACGATGTTGTTGCTGTATATGATCTAGAGGCAAGTGGCTGGAGAAGTTTTACTCTACGTGCGGTAAAGCGTGTAGAATTTACGTTGTAATGAGTTAATATAATAGTTTTTAAACCATCACTCGGAGTTAAATATTTTATGTCGAAACTAGCATTTTATGGTCGTCCCTATGTAGTATTTGATCCTACTATTAAAGAGCATAGACAGTGGTTTGCAGACTTTAATAAGAACCGTTCTTGGGCACGTTGTCCGGTACGTTTCGTTGTTAATGAGGATCATGGTGATTTGCTGACACAAATTCAGCGAGAACTGATCCAGTTTTATGTGGATAAAGAATTTAAGAAAAAGGCTTGACATTTAATCTGTTTGGGTATAAGATACACTTACTATGAAAAAAGAAACTCTTCATTTCACGTTAGAGCGTCCCAAACACCGCGCACATAAGGTGTTGTTTGATAACGACAGTCCTTTCAAGTGCAAACGTGTTGAGCCAAAGAACCAGTACCGTCGTAAGCCTCGTTTCGGTAAGAGAGAGTGGCTTCATGAGGACTGTTAATTGCGTAGTACTAAACAGGGAAACAGAGGGACTAACGTTCCCTCCCTATCCCGGAGAGTTTGGGAAACGTATCTTTGAAACTGTGAGTAAAGAGGCATGGGACTCTTGGCTTAAGCATCAAACGATGCTAGTCAATGAGAACCGTATTAATGCGTTGGATCCTGAGGCACGTAAGTATCTAAGGACTCAATGCGAATCATTCTTATTCGGGGACGGGGCTGACATGCCCGAAGGATTTGTCCCCAAAAAAAAGTTATAAAAAGGCTTGACATTTAATCGATTTGGGCATATACTACATAGTATTGAAACTGAGAAAGAGGAACTGCTAATGACTATCGATCAAGTTAATAAGGCGATCATGTTCGGTAACTTCACGAACGATCAGTTGAATTCGATCACTATGGCCCTAAAGTTTGCCCGGGCACAGTTGACCAAAGAGACTAAGCGTAGTCT